TGATCTACAGAGACTTCATGGAGTGCGGGTTTCGCATTTTCGGACTAAACCCCATTGTCAGCGGGGCCTGCTCTTGCGGTGATGCAGAATGCAAAGCGATAGGAAAACATCCGTATTCCGCGTCTTGGGTTTTTGCGCCAAGATGGTCAGATGAGCAGCTAGATGTAATGGAAAAAACTGGCCAGTTAACAACTGGTTATGGTGTTTTGTGTAAAGGACTTCTTGTAATAGATATTGACGCCAGAAATGGCGGCATTGCATCTTGGCATAAATTGCAAGAAATTGTCCCTGAAATTTCAGGATCTGGACTTATCGTAGCTACAGGCTCTGGTAATGGCTCTAGGCACCTATACTTTACTGCACCAGAGGGTGTTAGCCTTGTCCAAAACTTATCAGGATATCCCGGCCTTGATGTGAAAACAAGCGGTTTCGTCGTAGGCCCCGGATCACTCCATGCCAGCGGCGCACGATATGAAGTCTTGGACGGATCACCTTATGACATTGCACCAGCACCGCAAGCCTTGATCGACCTGTTGAAACGTCCAGAACGCCACCGAACCGAATACAACGGCGCACCAATGGACGTATCCCATGATGATCTTGCAGGGATGTTGTCATTCGTAAACCCTGACTGCGATCATGACACTTGGATAAAGTGCGGCATGGCCTGTCATGAGGCAAGCGCAGGAACGGCCTTTGCAGTGTGGGATCAGTGGAGCGCCAAAGGGTCAAAGTATCCCGATGATGGCCTAGAAAAGCGGTGGCATTCCTTTGGTAAGTCTGCAAACCCTGTCACGATTGGAACACTGATCTACCATGCACAGCAAGGCGGATGGGTAGCGCCAGTATCGTTTGACGTACCGCAGACACAAGAGGACGACCATGGCGATGGGTTGCCTTTTGATATTCGCGGTGTTGACCTGAATTGCCCACCGGGATTCGTTGGAGAAGTGACAAATTGGATCAATGGGCAGTGCAGACGGCCACGGTTGAAACTTGCTGTTGCAGCGGCTCTAACCGCAGTGGGTAACGTGGCAGGTCTGCGCTACACCGATGCACGGGATGGGGCGACGTGTAACCTGTTTACGTTCTGTGTTGCAGGGTCACGAACGGGCAAGGAAAGTGTGCAGCAAGCCGTTGCCGATATTCATCGTGCGGCGGGTATTATCGCCGCAACGCATGGATCAATCAAATCTGAAAAAGAGATTGTTTCAAACCTTGTGCGTCACCAATCGGCGCTTTATGTGATTGACGAGGTTGGGGAACTGTTGCGCAAGATCAAGTCTGCTCAAGACAAAGGCGGGGCAGTCTATCTTGACGGCGTCATTGGTATGTTGATGTCAGCATATTCCAAGGCGAACAAATTCATGCTGTTGACGGGGGATCGAAAAGAGGAAGTCAAGGAAGCACTATACAAAGAAAAAAAGATGATTGAGAATGGTGATGAACCGGACGCCACGCGGTTGCAAGAGATTGAACGGGCGATTGTTTCGATTGACAGCGGATTAGAAAAGCCATTCCTTTCGTTGCACGGCTATACCGTTCCTGAAACGTTTGACAACCTTGTAGATCATCGCAACGCCACGAACGGATTTATCGGGCGGTCGCTGCTGTTTTATGAGCGGGAAACCGTTCCAAGGGCGAAGCGTGGTTTTCGCGCCCCTGATATGTCTGATCCTTTGAAGATGTCATTGATGCAGCTTTATTATGGCGGTGATTTTGAAGTAAACCACAGGGCTAGAGTGCAATTCACCGGGGAACGGGTGAAAATACCGACAACGCCAGACGCTGAAAAGATGTTGGACGATGTTTTGGATTGGATTGAGGACAACGCTGAAAGTCAAAAGGGAAAGAGCGGGCTAGAGGCACTGGTATTGGGCGCTTATGAATTGGTTGCCAAGGTTAGCCTGATCCTTGCTGTTGCGGAAGGTTTGCGCACGGCGGAACATGTTCGATGGGCTTTCGCACTGGTTCGCGACATCGAAGAAAAGATTGCCCTTGTGGTTTCCAATGACCGTGCTAAGGATAGTCCGGTAACAGCCTTGAAAGCGCGGCTTGTCGGCCTTGTATCCGGCGATGATGGGGAAACGTTCGGTGTGATCATAAACCGTTGCCGGGGATACAAAAAAGAGGATGTGCAAAAGGCACTGGATCAGCTTGTCGAAAGCGGACATGTGACAAAAGAGGAACGGATTACCGGAAAAGCGAAAAAGGTAGTTGCACGATACCGCAAGGCATGATAACAACGAAAACGTATGTAGTAGCAGAAGGATAACCACATGCAGATTGAAAAACCACAAGACGGGCCGGGGTTCGTCACGATCTTTGGCGATGCTGGGGCCGGGAAAACGTCCCTAGGCGCGACTTTCCCAAAGCCTGTATTCATCCGGGCAGAGGACGGGTTGAAGGCTGTTCCAATTGATACGCGACCGGACGCTTTGCCGCTCGTTAAGACGGCGGATGATCTTTGGGCACAGATTGCTTGGCTGATCAAAGAAGAACATGATTACAAGACACTTGTGATTGACAGTGTGTCGAAACTGGACGTGATCTTTACAGAAGACATTATGAAAACCGATAGCAAGGATAACCTTGCACAATGCGCCGGGGGATATGGTGCGGGTTATCAAGTGTTGTTCGGGATGCACCAACGTTTGCGCAAAGGTTGCCAAGTCCTGCAAGAAAAGCGCGGCATGAACGTTGTGTTTTTGGCTCATGCTGACATTGACAAAATTGAACCGCCAGACATGGCTGGATATTCCAAATATGTCTTGAAATTGACGGCAACAAGCAAAGTCAACATGGCTGATCCATATGTTAACGATGTGGATATTGTTGGGTTTATTCGGTTGAAGACGTTTATCAAGTCGGATACAGAACGGGCTATGTCAACGGGCGTTCGTGAATTGGTTGTTCATGCTGTTGCAAGCAACGTGTCTAAGAACCGTTTTGGTATCGAAGAACCAATGATTGTTGAAAAAGGCGTAAACCCGCTAATCGGGCTTGTGCCGTTCCTACCTGCACCGAAACAGAAAGAAGGGAAGTAATATGTCCTATTGGGATTTGAGTTCAGACGGAAAACCAGCAGAAGAGGTTGTGGCCGAAGGTGGCGGCGGTGATCTTGTATATCCAGACGGGAGTTGGGTTACAGTTTCTCTTGATGAAGCTAAGTGGAACCAATTCAAAGACGGAGAGCGTCACGTTTCATTGCGGGCTACAATTCTTGCACCTGCGGAATTCGACGGCGTTAAGATTGCCAATAGGAAGCTTTTCACAAAACTTTGGCTTGTTGACGGTAATCGTGCTGAAAAGGGTGATAAGGCAGAAGCACGAAAGAAACGCGATTGGACGATGATCACGGCAATCGACAGCCATTGTGGCGGGGGTTTGCTTAAGGCCGCTAAAAAAGCCGGGAAAGATGATTGGGTTCCGACTGATGAAGACTTTGCGTCAAACCTGCTAAACAAGCCGTTCGCTTGGCGCATCGGCATGATGATTAGTAAGCAGGACGGAAAGAATATCAACTTTATGAACGGTGTTGCCGCCCCGTCCAGACAAGTTGAAATTCCGGGATCGCTGAAAACCCAAGTTCGTCAACAAAACACGGGGGGTGGTTCATCGGATCGTAGTCGTGTTGACTACGACGATGAAATCCCGTTCTGATCTAACCGGGCGACTGTAATGGTCGCCCACCAATTCATGAGAGGAAAGCCTATGGATATAGAACAACGTTCACCCGAATGGTTTCAACAACGCAAAGGCAGGGTCACAGGGTCAAATGTAGCCGCAATCCTTGGCGATGATCCATACCGAACAGCCGATGACGTTTTGCGGGCAATGGTTCGGGATTATCATGGTGTAGAAAGTGAATTTCCCGACAATCCAGCAATGGCATGGGGTCGGGCTAATGAAGCTACGGCTATCGGTTTGTTTGAACTTGAAACAGGTCTAACGGTCGAAAAGTGCGGGTTTTTTCCGTATGAGGATTGGCTAGGGGCCAGTCCTGATGGGGAGATCATAAGCGAAGATGCCGTTCTAGAAAACAAGTGTCCATACGGTATTCGCAACAAGCCTGCACCAGTGCCATTTAAACCACTGCTGCAAACCCATTATTATGGTCAGGTCAATATTGAAGCATTGTGCGCAAAGCGTAATCATATTTGGTTCAATCAATGGACGCCTAACGGAACAGTTTATGAGTTTCGTAAAAGAGATGATGATTGGCTTTCCAAAAACCTGCCACGACTACGCGCGTTTTACGATCTGTATTTGTCTGAATTGGACAATCCAGAACATCTTGCGCCTAAACGTGCAGAGATTAACACGCCACGTCTTGCGCAGTTGATCGCAGAATATCAGGACATGCAAGAGGCTGAGGATAGGGCATCCGAACGCAAAAAGGAGATCATGGAAACGCTTGTTGAAGCAAGCGGCGGTAAAGATGCTTTGATTTGCGGGCATAAATTGACAGAGGTTAGCAAGACAAACATAGCATATGGAAAAGCGGTAAAAGACTTGCTGCCAAAAGCTGATATGAAGCCGTATACAAGCCATTCATCGTATTGGAAGTTTACTTAACCCAATGCTGCGCCCGTATCAACAATCCGCGCATGATGCTGTTGTGCGCCATATTCGCGCATCCCGTGAGCCGTGTTTAGTTGAAGCGGCCACGGGTGCAGGTAAAAGCCATATCATTGCAGAATTGGCTAAAACCATTCACGACATGAGCGGCGGTAAATCTGTTCTTGTTTTGCAACCTACGAAGGAATTAACCGAGCAGAATTTTGCCAAGTATATTGACACCGGAAACCGTGCATCTATTTTTAGCGCCGCAATTGGTGTTGTTAGCACAAAGCATCCTGTTGTTTTCGGAACGCCGGGAACGGTAAAGAATAAGCTATCACGTTTTGGCGAAAAGTTTGGGCTTATCGTTATTGATGAGGCACACGGCATAACACCAACCATCATCACGATTATTGACGGTATCCGCGCTAAAAACCCCAACGTGCGTGTTGTAGGATTAACTGCAACGCCATATCGGCTAGGCACGGGTTACATCTATAAGATTGACGAAAACGATAAACCCGTTCCAGACTTTCAGACGAAAGACCCATACTTTACGAAACTTGTCTATCGCGTGACGGCACGATATTTGCTTGATCTTGGCTATCTTACCCCGGTCACGATTGGACAGACAGGGGCGGGGCATTATGACACGGCAGAACTGACAGGAAAGACCTTTGATAAGGCTGCGATTGATCGGGCATACAACGGGCATGGACGATTGACCGCGCAGATTGTTGCAGACGTTGTGGCCCAATCGCAGGACCGTAAAGGGGTATTGTTATTCTGCGCCACAGTGCAACACGCAAAAGAGGCTTTCGCTTCCTTGCCGCCTGAAATGAGCGCCTTTGTTGACGGCGACACCGACAAGACAGAACGTGAAAGGATTGTTAGGCGGTTCAAGGCTGGTGAATTGAAATACCTTGTGAACGTCGCAATCTATACAACTGGATTCGATGCCGCGATGGTTGATGTAGTTGCCATGTTGCGATTGACGGAAAGCCCCGGACTGTTGCAACAGATTATCGGTCGCGGTTTGCGATTGAGCGAAGGTAAAACGGATTGTTTGTTTTTGGATTACTCCGAAAACATTGAACGGCATTTTCCAGATGGTGACGTATTCGCGCCTGAAATTCGTGTCGGAATGGCTAGTGGCGAAAGTGAACCTATCGCTTGTAAATGCCCATTGTGCAGCGCTGAAAACACGTTTAAGGCGCGAAAAAATCCAGATGGATACGAAATTGACGGCGAGGGTTATTTTATTGACCTGCAAAGAAACCGTATAGAAACGGAATATGGACCTATTCCCGGCCATAGTGGCAGACGTTGTCAAGGGTTGCACAGGCAGAGGGACGGACAATACGTGCAGTGCAATTACCGATGGACTGGGAAGGAATGTCCACATTGCGCAGCGGAAAACGATATTGCGGCCCGGTATTGCTGCGAATGCAAAGGAGAAATTGTTGATCCTAACCGCGTTTTAAGGTTAGAGTTTACTGCTCTAAAAAAAGACCCTACGCGAGTGCAGACGGATGAAGTTACGGATTGGACTAAATCCAAGACGATTAGCAGGCAAGGACGTGAGCAATGGAAAATTGATTGGCAGACTAAATACAGGTCTTTTACCACTTGGACAGCATCAAAACCTGACAATCAACGCCAATGGTCGGATTATGAAAAATTGATGAGTGCAACTGAAGGAATGACCATGGTCCCCCGAACCATAACTTACAAAAAAGATGCTGACAGCGGCTTCTACCGTTTCCTAGCGTTTAATAGGCCATGTGATATTGAGCCGCCAGAGGTTATTGACATTCCGAAATAAGTTCTTATATTGAACACACGGGGCTAGTCCGGCCAGACGAACCGCAGGTAATCCTACTGCTTGCCCCGTGTTTAATAGGATCAGCTAAAGGATAGCTTAATGTCTTCTGAAAAACCATTCTACGTATATATTCACCGTAAAGCTACGGGTGGAACTGTTTTTATGTTGGCAAAGGTAAGGGAAATAGGATTTATTCCAGAACTAGCAGAAGTCAGTATTGGAAAAACATTGTAGCAAAACATGGTTTAACCGCTCATATCATAATGCGTTTTGAAAGTGAAATATATGCATTTTCTTTTGAACGAGCGTTGATAAAATTATATGGACGTGAAAACCTGTGTAATGCTACAGACGGAGGTGAGGGCATAAGCGGCATGAGGCATAGTGATGAGACTAAAGCTAAAATGTCTGGCCCTAGACCTGAATGCAATAATTGGTTGAGAGGTAAACATATACCAGATGCTTTAAAGATGAAGCTTAGAGACGCGAAATTAGGTAAGAAACAATCCGAGAAACATGCAAACAAGAGCAGGACTGCGAAACTTGGATTTAAGGTTAGTGATACGTCAAAATTTAACTTGGACAAAAGAAAAATGGTGGTAAGGTGTGACGGTGTAGTTTTCAATAGCGTAAATGATGCCGCAAGAATTATGTCA